TGAACCCATTTTCTGAACACCAAATGCATATTCCATTTGGTCAGCTTCGCCATTGTTTGTAGAAGCAAATCCAGGAATTGATTCAAGGACAGTTGCTACAGTTGGAGAAGTAACGATGAAATTAGCACCACCTCTCAAGGTTAACTGGTGGATTCTGTTACTAAGTTTTTGTACTTTAGTACCAAGAGTTTGGAACCACTGACCTTGGGTGTTGTAGAAGGCATTAGCAGTAGCTGCGGAAGCTAAAGTAGTACCATTGTACACAACGTTGTTAATAGCTGACCAGTATTCAGTACCAGCGGCTGCATCTTCAATTAACATATCAAGAATTTCGAGGTCAATTTCCATAGAAATGTACTCGCTCATGATGTTTGTCAATTCAGCTTCAGCATCGATGTTCTGATAAGCAGCTAAGTCTTGTGCAAATTCAGGTGTCCATACAGCTTTCAATTTCTTGGTTTTAGCTGTGATAGGCTGAGATTGCATTCTAACGTTAATCTCTGGGATAACGATAGAGGCTGAATTTAAACTGTTAGGTACAGATACGTCGGTTCTATCTGCTTCAAAATCACCTCTTTGATCGTTACCAGTTAAGGTTTCGTTATTCAAGTTGGTAGCTTTGTTGTAGAATACTGTAAGAGCATTAGCTCCAGCAGTAATATTAGCAAAGTTAGCAGCACCTGTAAAGAAGAATGAGATACTATTACCAGTATAGTTGTAAGTAGTAAACTGCTGTAATAAGCTAGCGGATGTAAAGTTTGAACCACTAACCATTACGAATGCTCTAACACCATCTTCATCAAATACGTTGCTAATAGTAGTAGAAGCAGTAGCTACAGTAAATTTGTAGATTTGACCCGCGGCTACAGAAGCAGAATAGGCAGAATCAAAATTCAATTCACTCCAAGATGCAGATACCACACTACCTGTACCAGCTCCTAATGTAGGAGGAACGTTATTTACAGAAGCAGATACCCATACTGAGGAAGAGAATTGGTTAGTAGAATATGCAAATCTACCAGCACCATATAAACCACCATCAGTTGCAGTAGTTTGGAATGGGAATTGACCTGATGAGTTTCTTTGACCATATAAAGATTGACCGGCAGTAAATGGATTCTTTGTATTTCCATATTGGAAATCTAAGAAGAACACAAGACCTGAAGGCATGTTCATAGGTTGAACAGAAACGAATTCTTTAGCTACGATAGTACCGAATACTTTTCTTACTAAAGGAAGAGCAATACCAGCCCAGTTTTCACCTGTTGTTCCTACAGTGTAACCTGAGTTAGAGGTGATTTGGTTAGATTCAATTACCAATTGCTTGGCTTGGTTTTCTAACAATAAGGACATATTGTTTCTATTGATCTCATCTAGACCTTCTAGGAGACCTGTTTTTGACCATTTACCGGCCAATTTTGCAGCGTCGCTTTGTAAATTTTTCCACGCGCCAGCTGCGGATTCTAATAATTGCTGTACTTGTGACATGTTTTTTAAGGGTTTTTATTGTTTATTTAATACCTGCTAATTTCTGCCATCTTGCAAACTGGTTGTTTACTTCGATGATAGGTTGTTTTGGGGCAGGACCCCCAATTGCTTTAGAAGCACTACCTAACATTGATTCGTTGATTGAGGTTTTCTTTTCTTTTAGACCTTCAAGCAATGTTTCATATACAAGTTGAGCTTCTTTTTTGCTAGTTGCTTTATCAAAAGCAGTTAGCACTTTTACTTTTTGTGATTCGGTTAAACTCTTAGCTTTGAAGATTTTGTTAGTGTAAAGAAGTTTAGCGTTAAGTAAGTTAACTTCGTTTAAAGTTGATTGCATAGCTTCGATGGCATCGTATGCTTCTTTAAGTTTCTTTTCAGCTTCTTCTTTTTCCATTTTAGCTTTTGCTGCTTTTCTTTTAGCTTCTTCAAGTCCATAATTTTCATATGTCTTTTCAGCTGCTGTATCAGCCATTAATTCTTCAAGATCAACTTCATCCATCATTTCTTCTTTACCTTCTTCTTCTTCACCTTCTTCGCCTTCCATGCCTTCACCAGCTTCTAATTCACCGGCTTCAACCATATCAGCGATTACGCTTTCGATGAAATTTTTAAGGTCTTCAGCAGACATGTCTTCGATGTTGATTTCTTCTTCATCCGTTTCTTCCTCTTCAGCTACGTTTCCTTTAGCAGTAGGACCTTTAGGATCATTAAGTAAATCTTCAGCTTCGTTCATTTCTTCTTTACCTTCTTCCATACCATCGAGTTCTCTAAGGAGAGCTTCTAGGTCAAGTTCTTCGTCCATTTCTTCTTTAGCTTCATCCATTTTAGTTTCAGCTTCGTCCATTTCGTAAGACTCTTCCATTTCCTCTCCGTACCCTTCTTCCATCTCTTCTTTAGCTTCATCCATTTCATCCATCTCAGATAGCTTCATAGCTAACTTTTCTCTCAAAAATGGTCCAAAGCTTTCTTCAAGAGCGGCTTTTGCATTTGCTATTGCTGTTTCCTTGACAGCTTTAGCATCGGCGATTGCTTCTTTAAGCAAATCTCTGTTGCTGTTCATTTTGTTTGTCCTCAAATTTTTTAGGGGAAATACGCTTATTCCTTGAAGCGTAATAAAATTATATTAATATCGATGCTATATATGTAGATAGCATATTATATCGATACATATATCGAAATTTATAAAAATCGCAAAAATTCGCAAAAAGAAACCCTCCTTTTTAGGGGAGGGTTGATCTAACGGAGCTACCGATAGGGGGGTTAAAATAGTGGGCAAGTTCCGTTAGCGCAAAGTATTTCTGTTAATAAAATATTTGCTTTTGCATACGGATTGGTGTTGTTTTCTTTACCTTCTTTAATTAGGTGCATATATGAGCCTGGGTTTGATGGGGTAGATACAAAATCCCAACAAAGTAATTCAAAATCGTCTTGTACTTCTAATGTTTCGCCTATTTCTTTTAGCGAGCCCATTCCGCGGGATGATACCCCAACCATTACTCCGTTATCAATTAATGCTTTTAGGATATTACCGGAAGTAGTTGGAAGTATTTCTATTTTACCTAGTACTTTATCACCATTCCACCAAATTTCTCTAATGATGTGAGATACATTTTTTAGGTTTATGATTGAAGATTCAGGGTGGTCAAGTTCTCCTGTTGCTCTATTTTCTTTAACAACTTGTTGGTATTTATCAATTTCGCGTTCCCATAAATCTTTAGAGTAGTATCTGCCGTTTCCGTTTTTTACTTCGGCTGTAGCTAATATACCTTCAACCATCGGATTACCTGATGGGGCTCTCATACCTTCTGTTAGTTGAACAGGAGATACGTTGAATGGGATGGTTTCTATGAGTACCTGTCTCATATTATATTTCTACTCCGTTTTGGTATGAAAAGGCAGTTGTGTCTGAATCGTACCAATCTGATACTTCATATGAACCATCTTCTCGTTGGTTAACGTGTTGTACTACTCCTTCTCTTGATATTGCTTTAGCTAACTTTATAGCTTGTGCTAAAGATTCTTCGTTTGCCATGCCCCTTAAATCAGCTTGGGTTTCATAGTCATAAGACTCATTTTTTAATTCTTCTCTAATGATAGCACTGATGATAGAGCGGAGTTTATTTTCTTTTAAATTGCCATACCCACTTGATTTGTATTTGCCGGTTGGTGCTTTAGGTTCTTTAGATGTTTCTAAACCAATTCCTTTAACACCAAACATTCCGTTTTTAGCATAGTAATTAATATCTTGAGCCATATTTTTAGCTACAATTTTTTTCAATTCGTCTACAGTTTTATCAGCGTTTTTAGGATCATCCATTTCAGCTAAATACCCCATTAAAAATGATTGGCCATAAACATTGTCTATATTTTTAGGATCGCTATTATCAAAATTGCTTTCTAAATCTTTAGCTACATCTTTATCTATTTTTTCAAATGTATTTTGATCACCATATTCTTTCTTATCTTTAACACCCACAGCTTCTTTTATGTTTGTGTTAAAAATTTTAAACCAATCTGGTTTGTTTGGGTTTTGGGTTGCAATACCACCTACTGCTTCTGTTAGGATATTTTTACCCTTTAATATTTTAACAGTATCTTTAAAGGTACTGTTTACAGTAAGAAGTTCAGGGAATAAATGGCGAGCTTGTTTTAGGAAATGATCTTTATTTCCTTTACCCTCTGTAATTTCGATATATTGATTTTGTAATGTTTTCATGATTATAAATATTATGTGTATAAAATTACAGGTGCACTTAATGCTCCTAAACTACAAGAAGTTATAAATAAATTAATTGTTTCTCCTGCGGGAAGAGTAAATGAAGGACCTGTTCCTTCTATAACAATTCCGCTACCATCTAATCCCGCTCCATATTTAAATGCTACAATTAAAGAA